TTTTTTTTCTCCCATATAAACTTCTATCTCTGCTTTAGATTTAATACATTTATATTGAACTCTATCTCCAGATTTTAATTGCCTCTCGGCTACCCTCTTTCCTTTTAAGCATTTGCTTAAACTATCTTGTATTCTGTGTTCTTTTATTTCGTGATCTACAATTAATAAAAGAGCTATTACTGTTTCTATCATTAGTTATAACTATACCCTGTGTTTGAATTTTCTAATTTTTTAAATAATTGTTCGTGTTGTTTCATAATTTCTTCATCCATATCAAACATTTCATCCATCTTCTGATCTATTAATGTTAGCTGCATTTCTAATCTTTCAACTTTATCTTCAAGAACTGCTTGACCCGTAGATAGTTCAAATGTTCTGGAAAGCGACCAGCCTCCTAAAGCAATTAATAATCCAACCAATAATGTTAATATTTTTTCCATCATTGGTGGTTACCATTATCTCTTACTTTGTCTTTTAAAATTTCTAAAGTTTGTTCAATTTGTTTTATATCTTCCATAGCTCTATTAAGATTTACAGTATTGTTTCTCATACCCTCCATCTCTTTTTCTATATTTTCTACTTGACCCGCTATGTGTTCAAGCAGCATAAACTGTTCTTGATCTGTTGGTAACTGCTCGCTCTTCTTTAATAAATCTGCTTGGTGTAATTCTCTTGATGTTTCTAAGCTCGTAATCCTGGCTGTTATTTCTGTATATGCGAAAATTCCCAAAGCTACAGCCGCACACAAAGCTAAAAGATTTCTAACTGGTAAAGAAATATTTGTATTCTCGTTTATCTTCATCTGCCTTGACCCTTATATCTAGTAAGTTTTTTGTTTCTCTTTTCAGATTTGTTTAAATTTTTTTTATGTACCCCTGGTCTTTTAGGTGGTTTATCCCTTGGTACAAAGTGAGTAAACTTAACTCTAGCCATTCAATCCCGCTTGTTCCGAATGATTTTTACCCATAGATTTTCCATCCCAATTTGAACTAACATGAGTTGGATCTACGTCATTTAACCAATGCTGAATTGATATAAAAGCTCCACCATATTTTGATGCAGTTCCACCATGAAGATCGTTTGGTTTAACTCTTATGGTTTGATAAGCATTAATTGGATAACCATTTTGTTCCTCTAATGCTTGTTCAATATCAATAGCTGTATTACCAGAATGAGTAAATTTCATTCCATACAAAAAACATTCGTAACTATCTACGTCTGGATGTGTATGTTCTGGTATAACCAGATTAGGTTGACAAATAAAAAGCTCAACTTGAAAAGGTTTATTTCTATATAAAACAATTCCACTTACACCTTCTATAAATAATAAACCATTTTTTATAGGTGTATAAACTTTATCAACTTCTCCAGAGTTTAAATACCAATGTGCAAAATGAGATAACTCATCTTCTTTTGGGTCAATCATTAAAAAAAAATATTTTTTATCTTATCTATTAAAGTTGGTTTTACTTCCTCTGTTAAAACCAAAGGTAAGTAACTAGCAGCTATCTCTTTTCCAGATTTATCTTTTTCTTCCTCTGTCTTTTTACTTCTTGCATCAATCTTATTGGGTCTAAACTTGTCAACTAATATGTATCTGTAAACATAGTTATCGCATCTAGCACCTTCAAACTGAAAGTGTAAAGTATCTGGTGGTTCTTGATAATGACCGCCAAAGCAATGCGGATCAAAGTCTGATTTAGTTATTGTCATTTCTTTTTACCTAACTTGTTCATGGTAGTTACACCAAAGCTCGCTCCTACCATTGTTAAAATTATATACCAAAACATTGGATCTGCTTTTTGAAGAGCATCCCAAGCTCTATCACACCAGGAGACTGTCCAAGGTGTAAAATGTAATCCAAAGATTATGGAAAAAAATAATACGAGCCATTCGTCTTTCCACGAATTTTGTTGTTGTCTTACTTGTTCAAGCTGCACCTCAACCTTTTTAACATCCAGGTTATTAGCAGCTTCTAATTCTTTGGCTTTAATAATTTTATCTTTTTCTAGCTTATGAGTAATTGCACCCATGGTTTTATTTGCTACAAATTTAACCAGAGGATTTTTTAAGAAACCTAAAAATTGTATCATTTATTACTGCTCCTCATTTTAGCAGCAGCTTTCTCACATCTACTAGGTGTTTGTTTGTGCCATCTGCTATCTATCATTTCATCGGCAGCTTTTTCCATATCACCATCTTTCATAGCTTGCCAAAACTTTTTAAATTTTGAAAACCTTGGTCCACCAAGTTGATACACGCATTCAATGATTACGCATTTCTGAATATGATTAACTTCTATATCGCCAATTAACTTCTCAGCAGCTTGTAGAGCAATATTAAAATCTTTATTAAAACACTTCTCAGCATCTTCAATACTGTAATTAACACCTTCAACATAATCATCGGTAGGTAAAACCATATGACCCCAAAAGATAGTAGGAATACCCAGGCTATCTTTGTATATATGATCTCTGTAACCTTCGTGGGTTTTAATGTCTTGTTTAAGCTCGTTATATGTATCCATAACTCTTCAATCCTTTTCTGGGTCAAAATTAAAAATTTTAACACCTAGTCTTTTTTGTTCCCTGGTTCTTGGTCTATTAATTTTAGAACCATCTTTACGGTAATTTCTTGTCTTGACATCATAACCTTGGTACTCCCCCGTTTTAATATTCAAAGTTAATATATCTATGGGTCCAGCACCAACTGGTGTGAACACAATTAAGTTTGGATCTTTGGCAAACTTTGCGGCAGCTAATAGTTCACTACTTAAACCTTTAGCAGCTGTAGTTCTATTTCGTGAAGAAGTAGAAAATCGAGCCAAGTAAACCCCCAATAAAGATTATTATTGCGGCAGCACCTTTTCCTACATTCATAAAAGTTTTTAATTCTTTAATATCTTTTCTCATTTCATCTATTGCTTTAAACAAAGTTTTCATCCTCTCTGCACAAACCTTTTCATGATAAGATATTCTTATTCCATTTGTTTCTTCAAGATTAGATAAAATTGATTTTTTTTTACGTTTCATAAGTTCCCTTACAAGTGAACCTAATGAATATTTTATGTTCATTAGTATCCGCTTTTCCTATTTCAGTTTGTTTTAAAATTGCCTCCTGGTAGCCAGCTTGTAAACAATCATAGTAGCTGTCATAAGTTGTTGGCATTTGATGTGGAGGTAGACACTCATTCTGAACTGCGCTACACATAATCATAATTAGTAGCACCTTCATAGTGTACTTCTCCTCTTATTAATTTTGTTATTTTATTTAATCAACGAGAATTGGCTGGAACGCCTTTAGAGTTGACAAATGGTGCTTCTGCAAACGCCATAAAGATATATGTATCTCCTGATGTGTTCAAAGCACTATTACTTGTTCTTGGTTTAAAACCATTAGAAAGTAAATCAATATCTTTATCACTTAATTCATTATCACTAGCATCAGGCAATAAATAAGCATTATCTTCATTAAAGCCTGGTCTTTTATTATCGTACAAAGTCCATGAAGTAACACTTGACGAATTTTTTATAAGTATCCAAGCTGGTCGAAAGCCACAGAAAACAAATGTTCCTGAAGCATTTCCATTTCCTGTGAATGAGCCAAATTTTGAATAACCTTGAACACTTTTAAAGCAATATGCGATATGCGCTTCGGAACTTTCATTAACAGCATTTGCATCTGAAGTTCCATCTAAAAATCCAAAAGTATTACCAGATAAATTAGATAAACCACCTTCGCTATAAGCTGAAGTAACATCTGTTTCTGCTACAGTTTGGTTTAAATTCAAATTTTTACTTGAAGCTAAATCTTTATGTTTTACAAACCAACTATCATTTTCACCTCTACTTTTTACAATTAAAAAATCCAATGAACTTAAACCATGTCCAACTGTATCTGATGTTGTTCCAGATCCACTATAAGAAACGATAGATTGTCCAGCAGTTGTATTGGCAGAAACAGTTGAAGTAATATTTGTTCCATTAGAATTTGAAGCTGTTCCATTAGCCATTTTCCAGCACCAAGCTACATACGTTTGTGAACTTGCATTATTAGAGTTATCTGAACCCTCAAAAGTAAAACCATCACTATCTAATGAAACAAAATAATCTGCACCATCTTGTTCAGCATCACTTGATTCTGTTTGTAAAAAATTAGCTGATCTTGCATTATCAAATAACATTGATTTAGTAGCACCATTTCTTCGTTTAACCCAAACTAAATCTGGTTGCATATTTTCATCGCCATCTAAAGTAATAGCATTTGTGCTTCCATTTCCAGTATAGAGCTTACACTGAAAATATAATTCTGGATTGTCTATTGATGTATAAACTGCCATTTATCCTCCATCACTTCCTAAATTCTTCGTACATAACGCAAGATAACCAGTAGGAACATCATATTCAAAATTTCCATATCCATTATCATCTGCGTTTCCTGATGAGATACTAAATGGTGGATTGCCAAAGTTTGCTTGACCATTACCACCTTCTCTATGTGAAACTGCAAAAGCAAAAGTACCAGAAGAAACATTTGCAATATCCCTAGCACCAGTTCCTGTTGCTCCTGATGTTGGATCTCCTGAATCTATCCATGTGCCATTTTTACCCCAATACGCCTTTGAATTATCTAAATCCATTGCTACCATAACTATATCATCATCGGTGTAACTATCTACTTGTGCAACATCTGTGCCATTTATGTAAAGATTTCCAGAAGCACCATACCAAGCATATTCTCCTGCATTTGTTATAGCATCATTAGCTGTATGTTGAAAAGCAGATGTATTGTAATCTAAAAATCCTACTAATGAACCATTACCAGTGCTACTTCCACCATCAATAATTTTATATTCATAATACCATTTTCCAGCTGTAGCAGCTATTGTTGAAGCAATGGTTACCCAATTATCACTTGATCCTGATCTATCATATTCTAAATTTCCTTCTGCTATTGTTCCTTTTTGTGGTGTTTGTGCTAAAGGATTCCAAGTTGCAAAATTATTAGTCGGTGTATCTGTAGCTTGATCTGTTGCTGCTAGATTAGATTCTGTAAAATCTGTTCCACCATTTGCATCATTACCTAAATTACTACTATCTTCAAAATCTAAATAAAAACCATTAGTACCAAAAGTTAATCCTGATACATCTTTCGGTTTCCAAATTGTCGGACTATCTTCGTCAAATTCTCCAAAAGAAGTTGCAGCTAAAGCTGAACCATCAATGAAACAAACTTCTGCCATATATCCATCAAAATAATTAGAGCTATCATATTGACCAATATATATTGGAGAGGTTGTTACATTAAAAAATGTTGCAGCATCTTCTGCGGCATCTCCATCATAAGTATAACCAGTATTCCAAGTAACTTGGGTTCCATTTACAAAAAGTTTATCTCTATTAATAGCAGAATCTTCTGTTGTATCATGAATCCAACAAATGTTATACCAGGCAGAACAATCTCTATAAACACCAGGAGATTGCTTTTGAAAAGATTGAGATGTGGAACTTGTTGAATAAACTCCACCAAAAACAACTATTTTATCATCTCCATCAAATTGCAGATAAGAATATCTACTACCTGATGTTCCACCAGAATATCTAGCTGTTATAATATTTTGAGCTGATCCTAAAGCACTTCTTTTTACCCAACAACTAAATGTAAATGTTGTTTGACTACCATTTGAGCCAGGTGTTTTAGTCATACTGGCACTATCACCATCATTAAACCTACATGAGTTGGCTACTTCATATCCGCCAGATAAAGTATTAGCTGGTATAATTAAAGGCATTAACTCTCCAATGTTGGTAGTTCGCCTAATGGTCTAGTAACTGATCCATCTTCTTGTCTTGTATAAGTATATAAAGTTTCAAGAGCTGGTGTATCTGCTGCGTTTGTAATTTGAGTTTCTTGTTCAGCGGCTTTTGTTCTAACCGCTGCTCTATGAGTAGTGATTGAACTTGGTACTGCTGTTCCAGCATCTGCTTTTCTAGTTATGTACCAATCTGTATCTTGTAATATTCCAGCAGCTTGTTTTTTTATATTTTCAATTAAAACTGTTTTTAATCCTTTGACAGCAACATCGCCTACATCTTTATCATCTGGTATTAAACCATCTGTTTTGTCTTGTTCTGTCCATAAAATATCAGCATGAGCTTTAGCTGTAGCTGAACCATAACTTGCTGTAATTTTTCCATCAGCAAAAGCAAAAGATTGATTGGTGTTAATATACCATTGCTCATCTTTTTTATTAGAATTATCAAATTCTACTTCATAAATTCCAATAGCTTCTAGTTCTGCTTTACTCCATAATTCAAATATTTTTCTTGAATGACGAACATCGCCAATAACTAAACCTTTTGGTTTATTTATAAATTTTGTAATTGATCCATCTTGTACTAATCCCCACATATATTTTAACTCCTATTAACTTTCACTTAAATTTAATGTTCTTCCTACTTCTTGCCAAACAGCGCCATTATATCTAAAGACATGAAGATCGGTTTTACCATCTGTTGCAGTTTCAGTTGGTTCTGTACTTGCTGCAAATTCAAAAACTGTATTCCAGCCAATCGTATGCGATCCGTTGTAATTAATTTCTAAACAAATAAATGCACCTTCAACTGCATTACTTGGTGCAGAAAAAGTCGTATTTTCAGTTGTTTGATGATAAGCATTTGGTTTAGCAGAAGCATCCCAAGCTACAGCATTTGATGAAGATGTAATTGCTTGTTGAGTTACATTAGCAGCATTAAAAGTTACTACTCCAGCACTACTGCCTTCAATCCAAGTCGTAGTTGTTGAACCATCATTACCAGCAATTTTTAATTGTCTTGCTCCTGTTGCAGAACCTAAATCTATACCAGCACCAATCATTACATTACCAGAACCAGAAGTTATATTATCTCCAGATTGATAACCAATTCCAATATTACGACCACCAGTAGTTATATTTTTTAAAGCATCTACTCCTAAAGCAATATTATAAGAATTACTTTGACCAGATGCACCTTGCATAGCACTTTTACCTATAGCAACATTTTCGCTACCAGAAACATTATAATAAGCAGCACTATCTCCAATATTAACATTATCACTACCAGTTGTTAAACCATCACCAGCTTCATTACCAAACACCATATTTCTATTACCTGTAGTTATGGATGAACCAGATGAATAACCAACTGCTACATTTTTATCACCTTGTGTTATTGCATCTAAAGCGGCTAGACCAACTCCTGTATTTTTTTCAGCAGAGCTTAAAGTTCCTGTTGTTGAATGACCAATTAATAAAGAATTACTAAAATTAGTACCTTCTAATTTATAAGCTAAAGAAGTATCAGCACCAGAAAAACCAAAATGAACTCCAACTCCATCTGTATTAGAAAATGAACCATTGGATACAACATGAGTTACTGGAACTTTTGTATAACCAGAAGCATCGGTTACAGCACCACTTACTTTAAAGATTGCATAAGTTGATGCAGTTCCTTCTTTAGTTATAGTTACAATTCCTCTTGCTGTTGAGTTTGAAACATCATCCCAAGATTGAACATAACCAGAAATATCAGCAGAGGCATCGTCTGCATCATCTACATATAAAATTGAAACGCTTGAAAGTGTTGCATGATTAAAAGCTATTTTACCACTACCTGGATCAGCATCAGAAGTTGAGCTACTCCAAGTCATTGAAAGTTGTGAGTTAGTTCCACTTGCTCCAGTTGAGCCAGTTGATCCTGTGCTTCCAGTAGAACCAGTTGCACCAGTATCTCCTTTATCTCCTTGTCTTGTAAAGTGAACTGAAAGCTCATCGTCAGCAGAAAAAGTATTATTTGAAACCAAATGAGTAACAGCTAATTTATTATAGCCAGAAGCATCGGTTGAACTACCAGTTATAGAAAATCTTGCGTATGTAGTGCTGTCGTTAATATCAACTATATGAATATAGCCTTTAATTGTTGAAGTGCTATCATCCCAAGTAATCGTATCGGTTTGAGTAGTAACTCCATTTGCATCAGCATCGTCAATATAAATTGCGGTTACAGATGCGTAGGTTCCGTTGTTAAAAGAAATCTCTCCAGCTCCCGGATCAGCATCACTTGTTCCAGTATCAAATTTATAATAGTAACCCGGAATTGCTCCATCTTCTCCAGATGCAGTAAATGATAAAAATACTTTATCATCTGCTGCTAAAGCACCAGCTCCATCAATATAAGTTAAAGCTAATTTTGTATAACCACTAGCATCTGTAACAGCTCCTGAAACTTTCCAAACATGCCATACATCTAAGGTATTTGCTTTTGATAATCTAATTCTTCCTCTGTTAGTCGCATTACCAGTTACATCATCAAAACTTTGAACCCAAGCTGAAACATCAGTTCCATTTGCTTCATTGTCATCCACATAAGCAATAGTCGCAGAAGAAAGAGTTGCGTTGTTAAAACGAATATATCCTGAACCCGGATCACTATCTGTTGTAGTTGTTGAATAAGTAAATTGTGCGCTGTCTCCTCCAGCTGGAAGGAAATCAGCAACAGTTGTTAAGTTTCCTGAACTATCAAATCCTAAAGTTTTACTAGCTCTGTCTGTTGCAGATGTTGTAAATTCAGCTGAAGTAATAGTATTTGTTTTTGAAACTTTAAATGATCTATCTAATTCTTCTTGTAATTCTTGGTTTTGCATTTGGAGTTTATCCAAAGCATCTTCATGCGTTTCAGCTCCAAAAGGATCATTTGCAACATAATCTGTTTCTTGCGTTAAAGTTGTGTTTCTTAAAAGAACCAAAGTAGTTCCCGATGCGGGAGCTGTAACCATAGTTACCGTTCCACCGCTAGCTCCATTGTCAACTATTGAATAGTTAGTAGAACCAGATCCTTCTGATTTAACTGTTTCTGTTCCAGTAGCCGATCTTTCAATTACAGAAATTTCTGAAGTTGAATTAATCGGAAATGTGTACGAAAACTCAGTCGTGGATCCGTTACCACTATATGAGTTACGTAAAGTTGTACTTGATATTGTCATAATTTTTATATTTAGGTTGTGAGAAAGTGATTTGTAGGCATTAAAATCCTACACTATGTTTCTCTTTATTAAAATTTATCCATAGTGTCTATAATTAATTTGGTGTTATTTCTCCTGGTTTCCACCAATATTCTTGTCCAGTTCGAGACTTTAATTTTTTAATATTTCTTCTATTATCTTTGTCAAAATTAGGATTTATTAACTTTTCAAGTGTATCCATTATAAGTCTTTCATAAGCTAATCTTGTATACCAAAGGGATGATCCAGGAGTATATCTTTGAATAAATGCTGCAAGCTCTTTACCAGCATTAGTTTTTTCTCCAGTTAATGCTTGTTGAAGATTACCAAATGTTAACATGATAGCATCCCCAATAAAAGATGCTACTGGTCCAGCTAATGTTTTACTAAAAGATCCACCATATCTATTTTGATCTGAAAATAAGAAATCACCAAATATTCCTAATCCACCACCATAAACCATAGCATTCATCCAATATCTAGTATTCATATTTTCTGGAGAAGTTGGTTTTTTACCAGCTGCAACTTGTTTTATTTCATAAGCTAAAGATCCCATTACAGTACCACCAATAATCATAGGTACTAAATATTTGGCTTTACCAATTAATCCTTTTTGTTGAAACCCTCTATTCAAATGTGTCATTCCTAATGTTATTGGAAAGTTTTTATACATTAAAACAGAGTTCATTAATTCCCCTTTAAATGTACCTGGTTGAGAAGATCCAGCTAAAGTTACTCTACCTTTTGCAGATGATGATGGTACAGCAAAGTTAGTTTCATTAGTAACATAAGTCATTAACCTTGTAGTTAAAAATTCTCTTGTTGCCTCATCTAAATCAGCTCTAGCATGAATATCGTCTGGTCTTAAAAAAGTAGCACCTTTACCAATCATTGTTGGTTCATCTGCACCAGCATCATATAATTTTGTTGTTCTAATAATTTCCCATTCATCAGCTCCTATGCCATATTTTTTTAATTGTGCTGATAATTTTGGATCTAATTTATTAAATGATTTTCCGCTTTGTTCTGCAAGCTCTCCCATTACTGTCATACCAAACGCCCATTTACCAGATTGAGTTATGTGTGATAATCCAGATCCTCTTAATACAAAATCAGAAACTCTTTTAGACCAAACTGGAGCCTCTACATCATTTAAGTATCTAGTTTGAACACCAGCAATAGTATTCCAACTTTCAGTTATTAATCCAAGTCTAATTGCTGTTCTTGCTAGAGCTTTATCTTTTTTAATCCCTTCAGCTAGTAATTTTACGGCTGTTGCATTAGCTTTAGTTGCTGGTAAACCGTTAAATTTAGCAGTCATTCTCGACCAATGAAAATCAGTAATTGCCATAATTGCAGCACCTCCTAATTGTGCAGAAGTTAATAACTGCCTTAAAGCCGCAAAAGTTCTTCCAAAAAATCCATCAATAGGTTTGTGTAAAGTTCCTTTATGGTGTGCGTATAAATTATTTATATTTTCTATAATCCAATTAGTTCTATCTTCTTCATTTCTAAATTTATTTAATTTTTTTCTTTTAAATTTACCTTGTGCCTCCGCAGCTGCATCAATTTTCATTTGTTTTTTAATCATACCTAACGCCCAAGTATGCGTTGCGTCTGGGTTTGGTCCAAGTATTTTAAGCATAGCAATATCTCTCGACATACCGTTGATATGCTCTAGCATTGTTTTAAATGGATCTGGAGAACCAAATCTTGTTTGGTATTCCATCCAATCGTCAGCACTTTTAAAAGCTAAAAATCTATGATCTAATCTTCTATTATGTAAAGCTCTACCATAAGCAGATGTTCCTGGTTTAAAGGTTGCCATTCCTTCTGTTGAAATATTATCATAAACTCCACTTAATGCTTGTCTAATTGTTTTATCATTAAAAGGTAAACCAGTTGTTTCATTAACCATTTTATCTAAATCTAATTTAGGTAAAATAAAATCAATCCAATCTTCTTTAGAAACGGATTTAACTAATAATGTGTCGTGTAATTGTGGTAATCCCCAATCTTTTCTTGATAATATTTTCATACCAAAACTATTGGCTCTTTTTCTTAAATGTTCAGCTGTTTGTCTCCAGGCATCCGCTAATTGTTTAGCATTTACATTTCCAGTATTTTCTCCCATTAGCTCTTTAACCACTAATCTTAAAGTAGCTTTTTGAAGTTTGGTTTGCCTACCACCTAATTTATATCTCATTTGCTCTAAAACATTTACCATAAATTTATTTGCTTTATTTCCCTCATTAATAATTTGATTTTCTATATTTGGAGTTAAAGCGTGTTGATCTACGGCATAAAGAGATCTATAAGCATTAGCCATGTCTATTTCACCATTTGCATTTCTATAGGTTGCAAATAAAGTAGTTATTTCATCAATCTTTGCTTTTTGTAATAAGGTAATTCTTAATTTGTTAGCTTCTTCTATTTTTAATTCATCGTATGTTTTTTTAGCAGCTGCTCTTTCCGCCTCTGATTTGCTTAACCCTTTTCTAAATTGATAAAATTCGGTAACTTCGTCTAAATTTTTATTTAATTTATCAGCTTGTTCAGCACTAATTAAACCTTCTTTAAAACCATTAATAATACATTGTTTAAAACTACTCATACGCAATCTTTCAATCTTTCTAACATTGTTTTAGTTTTGCCTTCTTCTTCAAATAATTCTCTTGCTGTTTTAGTTAGAGCTACTTTTTCGCCTGTAGCCTCATCTACTCTTTGACCGATAGGTATTGGAAAATCTAAAGGATCATCGCTATTTAATTTAATAAATTCTTTATCTTTTATTTCAAAATATTTAGCTTTTAATTTTTTATTTATTTCCGCCTCTTCTTTTACAATTTTATTATATTCTGCGTCTGTGTATTCTTTTTCCGCCCATGTTTTCTTTTTATAAATAGTGTGAGATTGTTCTGTTAATGGGTCTAAATCTTTTACTCTAATTTGTATTTCAAATGTAAAACCATCATTAGTTAAAGCCTGGATATGAATAGCTCTATACTCACTACCAGCTCTGCCAGCATCAGTTAAAAAATCATCAATACCACCAATAATTTTATATTTTTTATTAATTTCTGCTACTGCTAGTTTAGCCTCTAATATTGTATCTGTTGATATTCTAGCACCCAAATAATCAGAAATATGCTCTGCTTTTATTCCTTTATTTGTTTTTTTATTTAACTCTTTTAACTCTTTTACTCTTGCCTTTAAATCGCCATTATATTTTGTTGCTATAGGTTGTAATTCTTTCTTAACATCCTCAATTTTTTTAGATAATGTATTGTAGATCGTATTGAAATCATCGGATTTATGATATATTACCTTTTTAGTTATGGCACTTTTATCACCAACTTTATTAGTTTTAGAACCACGAAATAGTGGTGGAACAGTATTAGCTTTGGCTAAAACTGATACTGGAGTTGCGTCTGTTTTTTGGGATCCTTTAGTTAAATCTTGGAGTTTATCAGATAATACTGTTGGCGATGTTTTGGCAGCAGCACCAGCCTCGGCTCCACTTTTAATGGAAGAAGAAGTAGATGTGTCAAACATAGATACTTCATTATTTAAGGCTTGATTTCTGTAAGCTGCTTCACTTGGTACATCAAAATCTTTAACATTTTCTAAATCTTCAGCTAACTTACTTTCATTTTTATTAAAATTAGCTTTATTAATATTTGGAGAGTTTGTTTCGTTTGTAGCTTTATTGATGTTAAAATCTATAGAGTTTAAATCTTCCAATGTATCTCTATAAGCACCTTGATTAGTCGTGCCTTCAGTTTCCATTTGATTTTTTCTATCTTGTAATTTTTTTCTTAATTGTGTTAATTCTTTTTTTTTTAATTGAGAAACTGTCTTACCTTGTGCATTTAAACCAGCAGATCTAATTACATAATTAGGATTTCTTATACTTTGAAAAGCAGAAGATTTTGGATCTATAGATATAACTCTTTCAGAACCATCGGCTAATTTTATTTTAATACTTCCTGTTTTTTTACTTATTGCAACAGCTTGAACATTAACAATATTTCCATCATTATCAAAAATATCAAAAAATTCTCCAGGTTTAATTTTTCCTGGAGGAACTAAATTATCTGGAACTGTTTGGTTTCTAGGAGCTGCTAAATTTACATCTTCTCCATTTTGAATTGCTTTTAAAGTATCGTTTAATCTTTCGTTATGTTCTGTTCTGCCAGCTCTATTGTCTGGAAAAGGATTATCTTTTTCTGGTAATTTATGATTATCTAAAGTTTCATCTTTAAATTTAGGATTAATTTCTCCCATTTCTTTTGAAACAGTATTTAACTCTTCATCAGATAGTTTAAATAAATGTTTTTTACCAACCTCAATACCTTTACCAAATGCTTTAAATACTCCTAACAAAGCTGGTGAAATTGTACCAGCTGCAAGAGAAACCATTGCAATATTTTTTAATCCAGTTTCTAAACCAGCATCTTCAAAACCAAGTTCTTTTCTATAAGGTTGAGATTTTAATTGTATAGCAGTCTCGGCAATACCAGCTAATACTGTTTCTATTTTTGCAACTTTCCAAGCAGCTTTACTAAAATTAGCTGGAACAGAATACATCATAGATATTGGTAGCGTTGCAAGCATTACTGGATCTGTAAATGCTCCAGAGGCTATACCAGTAAATCCACCGACTTTACCCATTGTTGTAGCTCTTTCAGAAATATCTGCAAAATTTTTCCAAGCACTATGACTTTGTTCTGCAATAAGTTTGTGCATATTTTCTTGGGTATCTAAACCAGCTTCAACTAAAAGATTTTTTAAATTTTCATCTTGTGCAATAACTTCAGCAATTTGTTTCCAATATGCTTCTTCTAAAGATCTTCTTGAAGGTGGTACTTCTGTATCATCCACCATATAATTATCTGGATCAGTTGGAGATATAAAATTAGTATGACCCGCTTTAGTTAATATTTCATTCATATTACCATAAGCCTCATCTAAATTGTTTATTTCAGATAAGATCATTTCAGTTTTTGTAAAAGCATCCCAAGCAGATGAAAAGTTATCTCTAAAATCTGTTCTTTTGCCTTTGGCTAAACTTTCGTATGGTTGTATTGTTTCTGTGTTTTTTGTATCGTAAAATATACTCATTATTGTATATAAGGTTGTAGATCCCCTTTAATTTTATTGAGATCAAGTTTGAAATATCCACCATCACTATTTAATAAATACTTTGGTTCACCAGTAACATCTTTGGGATTATCACCAACACCTATTAAATAAACTCCATCACCTACACTAATAAAATATGGAGCATCACCCGCAAATACATCTATTAGTTCTCCATTAATAGCAACAGGAGCCTTACCATTGGTTGAACCCATATCTATTAATTCTGGATGATCTTTTAATGTTTTAACAACATCATCAAATTTACCTTCTTGTAACCATCCTGGAATATAAACTTTATTATCGTTATGTTCATCAAAGCCACCGTAAAAAGCATCAAAATTTTTAGATCCCATAACTCCAGCTACATAAGTTGCACCCGCTGCCATTTTAAATGCTTTCTCATAAGCAAATTTGTCAAAACTATCAAAACCAGATTTACCAGCATTTTTTAATTGAGCTGCATAAATATAATTTGCAGCCTCTATTGTTGAATTTTGAGTATCTCGGTTCATTAAAAAAGCAGAGCTGTATTCATCGACAACACTTGCTCTATCTTCGTTTTTAACAGAATATATTTTTTTATTTTCTTCACCTTGCATTAATAAAAATCCTTCAACAGCTAACTTAACATTATCTCCAGCTCCGCCTGTTTGCATAACCAATCCTCCAATATGTGCAAAAAAACTATCTTCTTTACTAAATTGTGCAAAAGCCTTATCGCTTTCCATACCAAAAGATTGAACTAATGCCGTTGTTAATTTAATGATTTGACCTGGTGTATCTGCTTGTTGATATGCTGCTTGGATTGCTTTTTTTTCATTATTAGTAAAAAAAACAACATCCCTTTTATAATGATTTGCTACGGCATAAGCATTTCCAATTCTTTGTTTTACTTTTTCTGTAAAATCTTCTGGCTTTAATTCTCCTGTTAATAATTTTTCAAATCCAATATCTTGAATAGATACACCAATATTTCTTTCATTGGCTGTCATTAGTTGATCTTTGTTTAAATCACTTGTTAATTTTGATAAATATTCAGTTGTAATTCTTAAATTATTTGTATCATCTAAACTTAAAGATCCCTTTGTTTTTTGAAATTCAAGTAAAATATTTTTTCTATTTTCAATTTCGCCAACACTCATGGTTGCTAACTGAGCGTAAATATTTGCATCTTTTGCAAGTTGTTCTAATTTATTTAAAGTTATTTGATCTTCTGTATTGATTGCAATATTAACAGCATTCTCATAATCAGCTTGACTTAAAGGAAATCCTTTTTTAACATTTTCTACCATAGTAGTAACATTAGATCTATTCTTATGATCTATGGATGTTTTTTTAACATTAAAAGAAGTTATTAATTTTTGAACATCATCTGGTTGTAATCTTGGATCTTTTTTTGCTTCTTCTAATGCTTTGTCTCTTTGATCTAGCGGTACATTTTTATATCCATAAAAAGCAATATCTGTTTGAGTAGATCTAATCATATCATCTAATTTATCACCAAAAATTTCTACTGTTTTTGCATCTTTATATATTGCCTCTAATTCATTCGTTGCTATTTTACTTTCTAATTCATTACCCCAAATTATAGATTTAACTTTGGTATTTATTTCATCTAATTTATTGGCACGGAGATTTTCAATCATATTACTTGTTGCTGATAATTTAATTGAATTACCATCTTTAATATTTTGTTTAGTCATAAAATCTTTAAATTTTCTTTGCGCCATTTTGTTAGACAAAGATCCATTGACACTATCAAATATTTTTTGCCATTCTGTATTGTAGTATTGAAGAGCTTTATCTGGGTCGCTCATTTGTTTAGCTTTTAATTCTATTGAACTTAAACCTTCGTAACTATCAGTACCATTCATAACCTCTTTAGATTTTTCTAAAATTTCATTATCGGTTTTATAATCTTGGTGTTTTACATAAAGTTTTTCTCCAGATTGAACCATACCTTTAAAAGCTCTACCAATAGAACCAGCCTCACTCATGCTAGCAAAAGCTCTATTTTCTACATTTGAAGATTTAGTTGTTGGTTCTAATTGTGATTTGTATAATTTAATTGACATATTTATCCTCTCATACTTTGTACTGTTGCTGCTGTGTCTAATAGACTTGCACCCGCTGCATAGTAAGATGCTTTCTTAGCAACTTTACCTCTCCATCTTTGAAGATCTGCGTCTGCTTGCATCATAATTGCCTCATTTTCTTTTGTTGCTTTTGCATTTTCTGCATTAAAAGTTAAAATATCTCTATCTGTTTCTAATTCTAATGCTTGTGCATAAAGAGTATCAAGCACAGTACCTTCTAAGGCAGCTCCACTAGAAAGATACGCAACTCTAGTTTCGCCTTGTATTTGTTCAACTGTCTTATCAAATTTTGGAAGAGTAAAATTATTATGAACAGACATAATCTGAACTGCCTCTTGCTCTTTAATTTTTTTATTATTTTCTATAATCCTTGCATTATATTCAGATGCTTTTTTTTCAGCTCTTCCAGCAAATATATCTCCAAAAAAACTCATTTTATAATCCTCGCAAATCTATAAAAGTCAGAACCGTCTGGTCCATAACCCTTCATTAAACCTTCTTCTTTCAATCCTAAAAATTTTGCAAATCTTAATGCAACTAAACAATCGGCTTTGACTGATGTTTGTAATCTTCTAATAAAATTATTTTTTAACATCATGTCAGTTCTTTGCTTAATAACCTTTGCAAATGTTATTGGATAGTTATTTATTTCTTTTGTAGCCAAGACCCACCCCTCGGCACAGCCATCCCAGAGGGGAAAGATCCCTCCAGCCGCTATAGGTTTGTTATTCAATAACCCTGTAAACGACATTCCAACTTCTTTTAGATAATAAGCATATTTTCTATGCTCTGGTTTCATTTCTAATAATTCACTATTTAAACCTTGATCTAAAATATAATGTGCGTGTTCGTTTTCAAAAGGTACAAATTTTATATTAGACACTCTCTGTCTCCAATCTTGGATAAATACCAAGGATAGTCATTGGTAGAGCCTGTGGTTGTTGAACATAAACTAAACCTTCCGTGCCATAGCCTGTGTCAAATTCAACAGATTTATCTCCTGTAAATAATGGAATAGGTAAGTTCATTGGAGATCCACTAGCTCTAAAATTTATTGATGTTAAGTTTGCTGCGTTGGGTCCAACTTTAGCTCCAACGGTATCTTGAAACCTAACAGATAAATCATAAATTCTTTTTGTTTTAGTTTGAGTTGTTTCTGTATAACCTTCATCTAATCTCATTGTTTGTAAATCAGATGTATACAGTAAACCAACTTTAGCTTGTTCAGTTGCGCTATCTATTGTTATACTGCCGCTTGAAACTGTTTTATTAGTTTGTGCAGCACCTTCGCCAATAACATCTACAACTTCTCCTTCTAAATGATCTAATCCGGTAAGAGTAGTCGTTTCATCGCCAACATAACTTAATCCACTATCTAAATAATGAAATGCAGTAACATCTCTATTAAAATCAAATGGAGTAAAATATTCAACGTGCCTTCTTACAGCTCCATTAACCCATCTTTGAACTATAACCCAAACTTGATCTTCGTCTGCATCGCCATCAATAACAGCAACACTTTCCACTTTAGCATGAGTTAAAATATTATCAGTTTGCTCTGATGTATGTGCTGAAGTTAAACTAACAACAGTAGATAAAGTTTTATCTGAATAAAGTTTAAATTGGTTGTTATCAATTTTTTCAATATAATATTTTGTATTTTCAGACAAACCACCAATAGATGTTCCTGTGTTATCATAATAAAAAATATCGCCTGTTGTAAAACCATGAGAGGCAGAATAAATAAAATTAGATGATATATTTACACCTTGATAAATGTATTGAGTTGTGTCTGAACTAGGAGCTGAATTAAATGATATAGCTGTTCCCGCAGTAGCATTTGATGCTGTTGTCGCTAATTTTATGGTATTACTATCGGTTGCGATAGCATAATATAATGTTGAATTATTTAATCCACCAATCGCATTGCTAGCTGCATAATAATAAACTGGATCAGCAGTTGATAATCCGTGTGATGAAATAGTAATTGTATTAGCTGTGGTATTTACATTTGAAGAGTTTGAAGTGAAACTAATTGATTGTTGAATAATATTTTTTGTAGTGTCAGACTTACCGCCTATAATGTGTCTATGCCAAGCAACAACATTTTCTAATCTGTTATAAGTTAAACCAGCTAATACGCCATCTGTTCTTGCTCCCCAAACTATTGAGTATGGTTCTTGTTGGTAATCCATTTGGGTAATACCACTATCAGTTATATGTTCTGCAAGAATAGTTAAATCTGGAGCAACATAACCATCGGTGTCAAAATTATAAGCAAGTTCTCTCATTTTTCTTTTTGCTCTTTGTAAAAAGATAGTTGCGTTTCCAATAGATAAAGCATCTACTCCAGCTGAACCATAATTAGATTGTTTAACGATTGAAATATTTGTTGGTGTAATTGCAGATGCGGTTCCAGCGGATACAGCATATTCCCCACCCGTTGTCATTACAATTAAAGTTCTTGTTGCCTTCATAGCTTTAATTGCATTAACCTGGTTAGATGCAATGGTATAAATCATAGCATCGTCAGCATCAGTTCCAGCTGTCATATTCTCATAATCTCCAGACTTTGAGAAAAACATAGTTTGTGGTTGATCGGATGTTCCAGCAAATACTAATCTTTGTTCAAAGAAAGTAACTACCGATGGATGACCCGTGGTATCTGAAAAAGAACCAAGTTGAAAAGCTGCTGTTGCATCAGTATTAGCAAATGCTTTAGTAATTGTGCAGACTACAACTGTGGTATTTGTTCTTGCTGTAATTACAGCCTCGCCACTATTAAATTTTAAAATTCTTCCAACATCTGTTGTTTGCCAACCATTACCACCATTTATTCCTGTAGTTGAGCTAGCAGTTATATTAACACCCGTTCCAGTTCCAGATGATGCTGGAGTTAAAGTTGTCGCTGTAGTATTAGCATCCATGTAGGGTCCAGTTTCGCCAAAGTCTACTTCTGAAAGTGTCCAGGAAGTATGACCCGTTCTGGATAGTTTTGAGGCTTCATGGCTAGGATGCGTTATATACATAACGTCAGCAGACTGTGCAAATTTTAAATCAAATAGTTGTGCTGTCGTATAGTTAGTTGTGATTTGATAAATTCTATTGGCTACACCAGCAGATGAATAAGCAGTATAACCAGAAGAGTTTATATCGTTACCATCAACATCTTGTAATTCAAAAGTATTAGTAGTTTTATCTGCTACTTTAAAAGTTTTACCATTTACTTCTGTCATTCCTACAACAGATGAAATAGTTACAAAATCTCCATTATTATAACCATGTGAGCTAGATGTAACTACAGCTGGATTAGCTTGCGTAATTCCAGTAATAGTTTTATTAGCCTCCACAATTTGACCGTTATCTTTAAAGAAACGAATGTATTGATCGCCAAATTCTAAAATGTAAGTTTGTTCAGTTGAAAATGTAAAAGGAATAAGTCTTGTTTTATTTGCAGATGTTTTTATTTCAGATACAAAATAAGTTCCTGGTCGTCTTGTTATTGGTCCATGTGGCATAACCACAAAGTTTTCAATATTAGTTGCACCATTAAAGTATTTTGCAAAATCTGTTCTTCCCTCCATAGAAGAGGAAAGCTCCCCAGCGGTAAAGCTAGGGATACTTAAAAGTTGTTTTCCCATATTTAATATCTACTGTTTAAAAAATCTTCAGTTATGATTTGATCTGTTGGAGCTAACTCTGGATTAGTATTGTAACCTTCGCTAGCGTCTGCGTGTCTTGCCTCTGATAATTTAGCTTGATATTTTTCTGCCATTAGATTTGCAACTTGCATATTAGCAGTTATAGCATAAGCAATATCTTGCGCTAAATGTGCAGAGATAGTTTCTCTTAATAAAACATCTAATTGATTAACATCAGTTATTTGTGCTAAATAAATTAAATATACTTCACTTTCACTAATTAATAATTTTCTACCTTCAACTTTGTAATCTGCGTTGTAATCTTTAATTCCTAAAATTCTTAAACAATCTGCGGGTAAAGTATATTGATAATCAAAACCCCAAGCTGGAGTATCGCTATCTTGTGCTAATTGAACTCTTTTAATTAAACAATTCCAAGGATGCGTTCTAAATACTGCATCTCTAATTGTTGTATATCTTTCATTACATAATCTAGCATTTTTACTATCATCTGTAAGAGCTGTAATTGAACTTGCGCCTAATTGATTTAATGCTGAATTACAAATTTGAACTACTGATGCCATGTTATCCTTTATCTATTTTTTGGTTTTGGTTTTGTTTTAGGTTTTTTTGGTGGTCTACTTTTTTTACTTCCGTACATACTATTCCTTTTTAATTATATATTTTCTTCTTAATGTTCTTGGTTTTACCAAAGCAAATATTTCAGCTTCAGTTAATTCTTCTTTAGTATCAAAACCATAATGATACTTGTTATCGTTTTTAAATCTGTCTACCAAAACATATCGGTAAATATAATTTCCACTTTTAAAATGTAAGACAAGTTTTGGTTTATCTAACTTTTTTATCATTGCATCTTAGGCGGGTTCCACTCTCGCTTCCCCCGCCTAAAATTCTATTTGCTAGTTACAAACATAGTTAATGCAGAACGACATATCACCTTCAGTTCCACCCGCAGCAGCCATAGTAGCCGCTATGTAGTAGTAACCTCCAGGATCGCTTGACGCTCCAGCCATTTCCCACATTGCTTTTCCAGCAGTATTGATGTCAGCAGCTTCGTGTCTTACATCAGCCATTGCGCCAGCATCAGCCACCGCAGTTGCGAAGTAATCTTCGTCTACTACTGTTCCATCACTTTGATAAATTCCAACATTGAAAGTACATGAACCTCCAAGTGTATCTGAACCGATCCAAATTTGTGGAACGACAGCATTACTTGGTATAGGTGCAAGCATAACAATATCGTCATCATCACTATCGCCAGCTGCTACAACTATAGTACCTTGTGCAACACGAACTACTCCGTGAAGAAGGCTGCTATCTGTAAGAACTGGTGGCGTAGCTTCAAAATTTGCTACTAAGTCTGAGTTTTTAGTTCCCATTGTGATTTTCTCCTATTCTATTGATTATGCTTCATGACAAGGAATTTGAACAACTTTCTCTTCTTCCATACGAACTGCTCCAAGCGACATACAGTAATATACTTGTGTACTGTAGCTTTTATCAGCTCTTTCAGAAATTTTTGCAGAAATATCCTTACCGATACCTAACTTGATAGCATCTTCAGTATATGCAAAAACTAATCTGTCAGTAGTGTTAGTTGCATCCTTGTTCAATCTTGTTGACATTATAAACTCAAATCCTAAGTAGGAATTGATACTACCTTCAGCAAGAGCTTTAACTGTGTTATAGTCAGAGCTAGTTACTTGTGTAGTTCCTAATAGATCCGAGATCTGTTGTGGTCCACAAACGATATATCTCTTCAATGAAGGGTCAACATCGTTGTTATCTAGGATTTTCTTCGCAGCCAAAAGTTTAGCAATCGTCAAACCATCTGATTGGTCTGAAGTTGCTGTTTTTTGTCCAGAAGGTAGAGCCGTAGATGTACCACCAGCAACACCAGTATTCGCAGATGCGTTGAACGCTGTTATAATAACATCATCCATTGCTCTGTTCATAGCTGCTGCCGCTGCTCTTGCGTATGAACTTGTCGGGTCTACAAGCATTCTAACTTTGTCGACATCGTCAACTAAGTCAGCCCATTCGTAGTCAGCCAAGCTCAATCTTCTTCTGCTGTGAGGCGTGTCTATTTGAGGTGTATCGCCATGTCTGCTCGTTCTTAATTGAGCAGCTGTTACTCCGACTTGATCGAAGAATGCGTTTTTACCTCTAACAGTTTCCACATCAACAGAACCTCTAAGTTTACTTCCCATTTGTTGAGAAAGCATAGCAACATTAGAGCTATACTGTTCAACGAAAGAAGTAGTTATTTGTGAACTCATAATAAGTTCCTCCTTGGGTTGTTGTTAATGTTAAGCGGCTGATTATCCTTACGGGTCGAAACCTCGATTTTAGTTCTCCTGGAACCTATACTTTCATAGTGTCAACTAGGGTCTTTCGATTATCCCAATATATTTCGGCTATACTTGATTTTTTTGTTCTCGTAAAGCCAAAACTTCTTTAACAGCTAGTTCATGGTTAGGATGTCTTTTATCCCAATAAGCTGAACCTTGTTGTGTTAATTCTCCAATTTGTTTTTCTATTTGAGCTGGCGTTTGATAAGCTGGTCCAGATGCTTGTGTTATAGTATCTTCTCCCATCTTATCTGCTAAATTTGCAAATGCTTTAATAAAACTTGGATGGTCGCCAATTTTAGTTCCATCTGCTAAATTTGAATTTAAAAAATCAGCATCTAAAACTTGTTTAGCAACAGTTGCCGCTTTATTAATTTGCTGGTCGTATGCTTGACCCCACTCTTTTTTAAGAGCTGTTTCGCTTTGCTCTCTAGCACCCATGGCTACTGTGTCTGCATCTTGTTGTTGTTGAGCTGCCATATCATTATACCATTTTACAACACCATTAGCTTGTGTTGGTAATAGTCCCAACTTATGCGCTTGGTCTGAAAAAGTTTTTAAAGCCTCTTCATTAATTTTGGTATTTTCTCCTAACTCATATTTATATCCAGTTGCATCCTTTGGTCTACCTAGTTTTTCATAAACTGCATCCCAATCTTTTTCTGTTGCAAATTTATTAGGTACAGGAATTTTATCTGCACCTACTAGCTTTTGTGCGTGGACATAACTTTTTGCTAGGCTTTCAATATCTTTAATATTTTCTAAAGATTTATCTGCTTTTATTTCATCGGAAAGATTTGCTTTCCAATCTGTACTTGTTGGAGTTTCTGTTTTAGGATCTCCAGATAACACAGAATTTTCAGTTTGAACTTCTGGTGTTACTACCTCTTGATTTTCGCTTGACATTTTTATTCTCCTTTTTTGTTAAGCATATTTTTAATGAACAAGACTACTGCTCTTGAACCTTCTAAAAATGCGCTTTCGTGGCTGTCTCCTTTAACGTGAGTAGTTGCGTGAAAGCTGCATCTTTTTTCCAAATCAGAAAGCACTCGTTCTCCCGCTTCCGATTTAAAAACTGTTTTATAATCTATTCCTAATTGTTTAAGTTCTTTTTGATCCATTACTCAACCGCCTTTAAAGCTGGTGCTATTTTACCAGCACTCTCTGCAACTGCTTGCGCTTGTTGTAATTGTTGCATCTGCATTTCGGCTTGTTGTTTTTGTTGTTGGATTTGTTGAACCTCTGCTTTTGATCTCATAATTTTAGCTGGTAAACCTAAAACATTTTTAATGTGATCGACTAAACCATCTATATCTATATAATCAAATACCGGTGCAATATTTTGCATTGAGCCAAATATTTCTATTCCTCTCATAACAGATGATAGCTCTTGTGTCTTTTGAGCTTTGGCTAATGGAGATACATATTCTATCTCAACATCTTGGTCGCCAATCTCTTCTGGTATTGGTGGAAGTTTATTATTTTTTAATAATAAATTAAAAGCTCTTGTAATTAATGGTTGTAGTAATTCACTTTGTAATCTTCCTAATACTGGACCCAACAATCTCATCTTCTCTTCAGTTCTTTGCATGACTTCTGTTGCTGTCATGTTTTGACCCTGTATCATCATTAGTTGGTCGACAAAGAAATTTTCTCTAATTGCTTTTCTTCTTTGCTCTTCCATTTGAATACCCACAGGCGCATTCGATCCAATTTGCAATGGTTCAATTCTATCTCTGGTTCCAGATCTATAGAAATTTAATCCACCTGGTACAGTTCTAATTGGTAAAATAAAACCATCATCGGGAACCATTAAAGGTGGGTCAATTTGTTTTTGTGCAGCTTTAATAGATGTTTTAGACATTGTGTTTAACATCTTAGTATCTGGTAAAGCATTCATCGCTGGCGATCTGCCATAGATTTCATTAGATGAAGATTTTAAATATCTTGGTACTACATAAGGAAATTCTCTAAATCCACTTTCTCTTAAAATGGCTCCTGTCTCTTGATGAATATGGCATGATATATAATCCATATTATCTTTATTCTGATAACCCATTGGAGTATCAGATTTATGTACTGAATGAAGTATAACACTATCTTCAAAAGGTTTATTTTTAACTGCATCCTGTAAAGATTTTGGTAACACCACATCTGGATACATTAAAGGAATATTTTTATTTTTAAGATGAAATCTTCTTAATAAGCTGTCAACAAAACCTTTTTCATTTTCAGTAATAAATATTTCTGAAATATGTAAAGTTTTAAAACGTAAATCATCTTTAACATCGTCAGTAATAAACATAGCCGATGTTCCAAAAGCTAATAGTTCATGGTAAAGTTCAAAAACTTCTTGTTGAAAATTTGAACGAGCAAATACTTGCTGCATAATTTTAGCGCAGCTCTCTAACCATTCTACTGCTGTATCATCTTGGTTAGTTGCCTCATTTCTAAATTTTAAAACGAACCACGGAGAAATCGTATTGGTTAGCATACCATTTAAGCTAGCGGATAATAATTCTAATGCGTGAGTAGCCGTACCATCATATATCTGGTCGTGTCGTTTATCGCCTTTAGTTCTTTTAATAGTTATATTAGATTTTCTTGGTAAAAAATAATCTGCAATCTCTTGCCAATGTTCTTCCCAAGTAACTCTTTGATTTTTTAAAGTATTATATTTGTCAATAATTTTTTGTGCTTTTTTTTCTACTGCCATTTTTTATCCTAATGTTTTTCTTTTAATTGTTAAATTTGTATCTCCTAACCCTTTTGCAGAAGTTAAAATATTTTCCGATCTACCTTTTTTATTTGTTGCAAGTAAAGTTTCATCAGCAGACATTGTGGTAGCTGTTGCTTGATCCATTTCTGCTTTTGTTGGAGATGCTGTAACCGCAGATGCACCCACTCCTTCAACATAAGTAGTTTTTGGTTTTGATAAAATAGGCTGGTTATCATTTCCACCACCAGGTTTAACATTTCCATAAGCATCTGTTGTGCCACTTTGTCTACCAGTTAAATAACTTTTATAAACTTCTTCTTGTTTTGTTCTGCTTAATCTTGAAAATTCATCTTTAGTATAACCAAGATTTTTCATTCCTCTTTCTGAAGTTAAAACTTTATTAGTAAAAAATTCTCTAGTCATTTTAGAACCCGCTTGTAATGGTCCAGATAAAATTGCTAATGCTGGAGATGGAACTTTGCTTGCTTTATTTTTTATATCAGTTGCACCTTGATTATGAAATAAAGATAGTTTAGCTTCTGTATCGTCTTTTTCTGGATTATAGTCTGCTGGTTTTTTTTTAGTATTTATTTTTCTTGATGAATAAGTTGTTCCACCAGTAACTACTGCTTCTGCTCCAGATACATCATTATCATTTCCGCCACTACTACTTGCTCCTCCCATTTATCCTCCTAACTTTTTCTTTTTAACTAATAAGCTATCGTCATCTTCTAAACCGTCAGCTCCAGTTAATATTGTTTGTTTTCTGCCTTTTCTATTTCTTCTTACTTTGGCTCTTTTTTCTTCAATCTCTTTTCTTCTTGCCTCATCATCGTAGCTTGGTGGCTCTGGTAAAGGTTTCGGCTCTGGTATAGCTGGCATTTTTGGTGTTCTAAATATTGCTCCCATAATTATTCTCCGTGTATTCTATATTCGTTTACTGCTAAACTTTGTGCTGTTGCTTTTTGTCTAGGTAAATCAGTAATCGACAGAGCCATATATCTTGCGGCATCTGCTGCATGACTACTCCAATCCTTTACTGGTTTATTACTAAACATTTTCATCTTCTCGTTATATTTTCGATGATGGTGTCTTAAAGCATCTACTAATGGTTTTGTGTTTTCTCCGTCAAACCAACACTTAGGTAAAACCATCTTTAAGCTGTGGATACCATCTTCTAAATTTATTTTAGGTAAAATCTTAAACCTTATTCCTAATTGGTAAGCTACCTCTCTTCTGGTCTTACCAGTTGAAAATTCTGTTACTTCTATGTCATGTGGCGCAAAGTGTTCCCCATAGACATAATCTTTATCTTTTACGACTTGAACATAATGCGGCAACCCTTCTCGGTTGTTTTCATAATAATCAATTATTAAAATCTGGTTCCCCAGTAATTGATAGAAAACTATTGCTGTACTATCGTCAACTCCAAGATCCCAGGCTGTATGAACTTCTAAAGCTGGGTCGTATGCAATTCTAGTTATTTGTTTTTTTTCTTCTAAAGATTTTATAATTTCTCCATATACTGCTCCTTCGATATTTGCAATCCAATCGCACTCAAATTCTTGCTTATACTTTGCATCTCCCATTTGAGCTTTAGCAGCATCTAATTCCTCTTGGTCGATAATTCCTGTCTCGCTGGCTTTTGCCGTGTAGGCTAACCAGGTTGGATCAGATTGTGCGTGCTGGTATAAATCATAAAATATATTACTCATTCCAGCTGGTGTTGAAATGAAGTAACAAAAACCTTTTCTATCTGATAGAGCGGGTCTAATAATTTCATTCCACAATATCGGGTTCATTTGGCTGCATTCGTCAATACAAACCCCGTCAGCATAAATTCCTCTAATCTTATCTGGATCTTCACTTGACAGTAAAGTTATCCTAGCACCATTAGGTAAATCGCACCTTAATTCAGTTTCGTTAAAAGTAGTTCCTGGTATACAGCTTGCGTACTGTTTTAAATAATCCCAGCATACCCTTTTAATAGATACGAATGTTGGTCCAATAAGATAATACCTTGGGTTCTTTTTATCATTTGTAAGAGCTTTCTTAATCAAATGTAAAATAATCAGTATAGTCTTGCCAAACCTCCTGTGGCAGTTTAACACCGCAAATCTATGATTATCTAAATCATTATGCAGTTTTGCCTGTAGGGGTCTTGGAACATAAGGTATTTGTATGTGCATTATAAAATCGCTAATATAATAATCAAAGCTGCAACACCAAGTACAACTTTTTTATGGTCGTTCCAGTAGTGTTTCACTTCGTGAATAAATAAATCCATAATCCCTCCCTAGTGAATTGTTGGTAAATCAAATAACTCTTTAACCGACTTGTATTCAATGCCGCTGTTCTTCATTAATCTTTTTAAAAATTTGTTAGCATGGGTTTGATCTTCAAAACCGTTTAAGTGAATAATTAAACCCCCCGTATCTTCGGCAGTAAATACCATTGCTGTTATTAATTTGTTTTTTATATCCATAGTGTGTCTGTCTGTGTCTGTGTGTCAAAGTCCCGATTTATATATTCTTAAAAGTTGCGGCTTGTTTTTGGTCTATACCCCTGGTTTGTTCTTTCAAAATCTAGCTTTTTATATGCAGATTAAGTAGGCTTTAGGTTGATAACCTGTCGCTCTTACTACATTTTTCAATATTAATTTAACCAAACGGGAGTAAGTCGGGAGTAGAACCACAATCGAACTCCATAATGTGCGAGCCTCCAGCTCTGGCGCTGGCATGAAAGAACGGAGTTTAACCAGCCATTCAGTTGTTAAGTTGTCGGTAACTCTTTAACAGTCTCGCTTGATATGCTCTCAACAATCTTCTGAGCTGGTAACAAATCCTTCTTATCATCTGGTCTACCCCAACTAATAGTTAATGTTGTATCTGTCTTTTGTTCAATCTTTTGTTTGTCGCCAAATGTTGTCGACAATAATCTACTCGCTAACCATCTAATATGATTATACCTCTCACGCATCCAATGAACTTCTTGCGGTGTTTTAGGTACATCCATATCCTCTGCAATTTTATCTAATAAAGTCCAGACACCCATTTGTCTTGCATCCATAACTTTCTTTTGTACTTCATCATCAGTTCTACACCATTTATAAACTGTTGATACATCTGGCATATTTTTTGATTTACAAATGGTTGATAATGGTTTGCCAAGTTCTAGCTGCTTGATGATTTCTCTAATTTGTTTTTGATCCATTGTAATAATTGTTCGTCTGTATAATTTTTAAACTGTCTTAAATTCTTATATGCTTTTATCTTTCCTTCAAGCGATGTTGCTCCGGTAGAAGCTCCTCCATGGAACTTGCAACGGAACTTACCAGACTTCATTAGCTTGCCTTTACACTTACATTGAACAGTATAATTGCTTGATCTAGTATAACTTTCGCAAGGGATTTTCTGTAACGGTCTACCAACCACAGTATATAGTTCCTATTATTAAATTTTATCGATTCTGTCTAGTATAGATTTATCCAAACTAAATTCTAAATTAATTATTGCTTTTATATATCTCCTCTTAATCGTAACTCGATGACAAGAATACATTTTAGCCAAATCTACCCAGGAATACTTTCTTGCTCTGGACCAAACTAGCTTTCTATCCTTTAATTCAACTTTAGGCAGTAAATCAATGGCTAATAGCCAGCAATCAATTTGTTTACTATTAGCTCGTAATTTTAGCTTTTTAGTCGTATTCCAGTAGCCATAATCCTTTGGCTCATAAGTAATATCTCGTAATATTTTATACATTGAGGGATTTGTGGGTCTTGGTAAACCTGGCATAAACCGTTCTGCCGTGCCAGCAGTATCTAAAATATCAATTATTTTAGCAGCTCTTAATTTCATGCCACCTCTTCGATGGCATTAAACTTTTTTATAGGTTTATCCCCGTTAGGTGATGAAACTATTTTAATAGGTTCATCCTTCTTAAATGTATGTTTGCGGATTAAATTCCCTTTTTTACTTCTATATTCGACATAATGACCCTCACGACCACATTCTATATATGTTTCCCCTTCATATTCTATAGATTGTTTAGCAACCCCCCTGTTCGAGAATGCTCTATCATAGGTATTCCTATTATTAGATCTATACTGGTTATATACTAATGGTTTTATTAATAAGTCTCTTTTAGACACCTCACTGGTCTCTGTGAGAGACTTCACTCTATTTAGCCTTAATTTCTCTAACTCCAACTGTTGTGTTAATAAATACAAATTAGTCGAAGTTAAGCGTTTTATTGTTATCAATTTGTGCTTGGCAAGGTTGTGAATGGCTCGATGAATACTACTACGAGATAACCCCGTTTCCTTCTTCAATGTCGCATATCGAGGATAGGCTTTCCCATCCTTTTTACCCATATAACAAACCAGCGCAAAATAAACTATCTTATCAATAGCTGATAGCTTTTTATTAAATATGATATTTCTATCGCCTACAAAGAATAAACTCATCTCTTCCCCTCACAAATTAAATCGTGCCGTTCCTGGAGTAATTGCATCACTTGCAACCAACCATCTGGCAACATATACATCTCATCAGATCTCCATGGTGTTAGTTGCTTAATTCTAAAGGATGTAATACTCTCCCCATCCACCTTATAAAAAACCAGGAAACTTGGCAGACCAGCTAATTCGGCTAATTTCTTTGTAGTTGTAGTTGCCTTCCAAGGTTGACCCACATCAAAAGCAGTTTCAGCTAGATACAAAGGAGTTTTACATTTTAAACAAATACCCGTTGCATCAATATCTATCATTCCGAGCTTTTGAGGTAATGCTCTATGCCATAAAGAATAAGCTGTAAACTTTACATCCTTATAATAAATATCTCTAGCCAATTAAAGATCTCCCTTATTTCTAAATTCCTTTAATTGTTTCTCTAACTTTACTTCTAAAATTTTATT